GCCGCAGAGTTGCCTCGTGGTGAAATAATTCAGTCAATGTACTACTACCTTGGCTATGTGATTTTGGGAACCAGCTACGGTATTCGAGTGTCACAGATACTTGATGGTGGCGGTATCGTGTATGGACCACTCTCCGTAACCACTGATTACCCTGTGTATCAATTCACTGCCGACGACTCCTATGTTTGGGCTGCTGGTGGTGTCGGTACAGAAGTTGGTTTGATCCGGCTAGACTTGTCGTCACAGGTTGGAACGCTCCAGTTCCCGTACGCTAACGATCTAGTTGCAGATAGTGTCACTCAAGGAACTAAAGCTGTCTCATTCTTTGGGACAAGCGATAGGCTAGCTGTGTTCGGTGACAAGCCGTATGTCCAGTCAGATAACCTTCGGGTGTCTGGTTGGCTACGCACCGGTCGTATCCGCTACAACACTCTTGAAAATAAACTGTTCAAGAATGTTCGTGAGCGCGCCTTGTATACAGCTAATTCATCTATTCAAATCTATGCAGTCGATAAAGATGGTACTGAATCTTTCATCGGCGAAAAAGGCTTTATTGGCGGTAACAGCGAAAGCTCTATGCCGTCAGGCGCTAAAGCCGAGTTCTTTTCGTACAAATTCGTTTTACGGAGAGATACAATTACGCCCACTGCCGGCCCTGTCTTTTACGGATATCAAGTGAAAGCTTTACCGGCAAGCCCGCGGCAACGATTAATACAGTATGTTCTAGACGATTTCGACACCTTCTATGATCGGTTCAACAATGTTATCGGTCATGAAGGTCACGCTTTTGAGAAACTACAGTCTCTTGAAAGCTTAGAATCGAACGGTGACACTGTAGAGATCCTAGATAACCGTACTGGTGAACGCTACACAGCGTTGATCGAGGAGGTTAGTTACCGGGGTTCCACTCCATCAGATAAACGCTACAACGGTTTTGGTGGATATATTAGTTTAACGGTGAGAAAACTATGACAGCTAACGAATGGGCAGGGGTTCTTGTTGGTGTCGCTAGCCTCATAGTTTCTTTTGTAGGAATGATACGGTGGTTAGTGAAACACTATCTTCATGAACTCGTGCCGAACAGTGGTTCTTCTTTGAAGGACAAAGTAAATAAACTGGAAGACCGGGTGGATCAAATCTATCTGCTTCTAGTGGAGAAGGATGGGAAATGAAAAAGTCTGGTGCAGAAGCCGCACGACAAATGTGGCTTTGGATGAAACAGAAAAAGACTGGTGTGCAAGGCTACTGCCTTAAAACTTGTCGTGAAGCTTGGGAACTACCAGCTCAGGACCCATCAGCTATTGAAGAATGGAACAGCATTCCAGAACATCGCCGCTTCAAGAACTGGAAAGATGCACCGATTGGTGCTCCACATTTCTGGGCTGGCGGCAAGTATGGTCATATTGCTTTACAGTCCAACAAGAAAGGCTATGTTCTTTCTACAGATGCACCTAAGGGTGATCTGATTGGTCGTGTACGCATCGGTTGGTTTAAACCTAACTGGGGTTACACTTATCTGGGTTGGAGTAACGAACTTCAAAATCGTAAACTGCCTTTGAAGGAAATGCCTAAGGCTTCTGTTTACTCTACCGTAAAGAAAGGAAAGTAGCATGTGTACTACCTGTGGCTGTGGCCAACGGAACAAAAGTCACCCTAAATATGGCAAAGGCCCTATGAAGGGTAAGATGATTAAAAAGATCGTCAAGAAGGGTAAAAAGTAATGTGGGACATCTTCAAGAAAGCACCTGCCTCGTGGGCTGCTGTAATTCAGGCTGCTGTTGCACTAGTGGCCGTATATGTGGACAATTTACCACAGGAAGCAATCCTAGCATTAATCACTGCTGTGACTGGCTTGGGCTTTGCAGCGCAGAAGGTAGAGAATTCTAAAACTTCTGTAGCTATTCGCACTCCTTTTGAGGAACATCCTGGCGACGAGGTCTGATATGCCTAAAGGTATCACTCGTAAAGATGGCACTAAAGTGTTTGGACCCTACAAGGGTTCTAAGCAAAACGGTGGACGACCTATCATGGTTGTTAAAAAGAAAGACGGTTCAGCTACTTCTACGAATGCCGCTCGGTACAAGTATGAGAAGCGGAACGGTTCTCTGCCTCGCCATATGGAAGTTGACCACAAGGATAATGGTGGTCGTGCCGGTCGTGACGGTCTCAAAAATCTACGCGTAGTTCACAAATCTAAGAATGTGGCTATGGAAAATAAGCGTCGGGCTAAGCCTGCGGCCAGGAAGGCCCCTAAAAGGGCCAGGAAGGCCTCTTAGAACGAATTAAACCCCCTGTTGGGTGTACTTGTTAGGGTACATCCTTCAGGGGGCTTATTTTCGTTTCTAGGGCTTATCCTCCGGTGGAGTAAAACCCTGGGGCGTTGAACTTGACTGGTGCTGCGGTAAACACCCGAACAAGCCTGTAGCCACAGGAAGGGCAAATGTACCCTTCCTCTGGCTCAGACTCACTCATTTTACGAAACACCTCAACAGTCACATCTTCGCAATTGTTACAGGCGTAATCGTATTTAGGCATCGCCAGTTTTCTTTCGACGAGGGGCAGGCTTCTTAGTTTCCTCTACAGCGGTGGGCCGTGGAACTTCTTCGCGGTAAGAGTCAGAATATTCTTTCAGCTTTTCAATCGCCTTATTGAAGTCTTCCAGCTCTTTAGCTTCGCGACGGCTTTCAAGGAACTTGTTTACGCCATACTGGATGCCGCTCAAAGTAAGGGTCGCAACTACATAGCCGAGTGCGAAACCGATAGCTAAATCAATTGGTGTCATGTTCTTCACTTTCTTTTTGTTTTTCGACATTATCATTGTCGGGTCTAAATGGGTTGGTTCCGCCAAGGTGGCGAACCATCTTGTGAACTGCTCTGTTAGCTGCCATCATAGCAGCCCGGGCGGATGGCCTGTCGCTTTCATCTTTCAAGGCTTCCCCTCCTATGTCGTCCGCATAGAAACGTTTAACAAGAGATTGTTCCTCTTCGTTAAGTTTTTCATACGCACGAAGGATGTCAACGGCATAAGCCATCCAATCCCCGGATTCTGCTGGACTTTTACCAGTTGAACCGCCAGTAGAAAACTTTTGGTCAACTCGCTTCCAGTCCTCGGAAAGAACAGATGGTAGCAGTTCTTTCACGAAATCTGCGCTATACCAGAACAGATCATCTGTGCTGTATTTTTCAATTCTAGCTTTCTCTGCGATGCAGTATCGCAATCCAGCGTTACGGATAGATGTAGCGATTACGCTGTCTGCTTCCCTATGGGGAAGTTCACTCCACTCTTTAACCTTGTTAGGGTGTGTAATGAACCACATCCAGCACTCCTGCTCAATATCGTCCCGCTCTGCCATAGGGAACTTGCGGTGTAGCTGTGAAGCTACACGACGCACAAGTCCCTGAAAGCGTTTAACAGTTTCTTCTTTGATTGGCATCTCTCAACCTAGCACTTATACTCGGTTCCCTCAACAATGAACCTTCCATCAATCACCGGAACGGTGACAGGGGTCATGTTACCTTTAGAGTCTAGATATCCGATAGCGAAGCCAGCTTGCCAGTTAGCGCCACCAGTTTTCAAATATCCAGCCTTCTTTAGGTTCATCATGTGACCAACCTCTACTCCGAAAAGAGTTCTTGTTGTTCGCCCATTATAGGCTGAGTGGTCGTGCTGAATCCCAAGCTTGTGAGTGTGTCCACATACGATGCTGACACCTGCGCGCTTCGCGAGATTGAGAGCAGTACCTCCCGGAGTTCGGATAAGGCTTCCTTCATCTCCATGGGCGACGGCCCACCCTCTCGCGAAATTGTACATTCGCGAATGGTATTTAATATCCAATCGGTCGTATCCGAGAAGTTGATCGTATGCGAGTGAACGGAGGCTATCAAGCGCTGGAGCGTAGCGTCTGACATAATTCTGGATGCGATCTCCATGGTTACTCCTCATAACATGAAATGGTTTATCCCCCACAGCCTCACGAAAGCCAGCCATCATCTCGTGAGTTTCGTCCAGGCCCTTTTGCAGGGTCCCAGCGAACTCACCAGCTGTGCCTTTAGACCATCGTGAAGGCTCTGGGGAATCGGCTTCGTCTCCTACGCAGATCAACTGGTCTGGCGCAAAGTCGGCTACGAATTCTTGCAGCGCAGCAACTGCGCGCTTATCTTGATAGGGGACTTGGAAGTCTGGTAGAAAGACGATTGTACTCATTTACTGTTCCTTTGGAAAGGTTCCGTCAATTAACATTAAGCCAATGATGGCGTAGCCTGCGATATCCACAAAAGTGTCTCGCAGTGATTCGTTTTCCGGCTTAGCGTCTTTGCCTGTTAAGTTAGCTAGACGAGCAACCTTATCGTACAAACGAACAACCAGTCCAGCCTGCGCCCCGTAAGGGCTACGGCGAATGTTGTTTGGACCGTAGTCTTTCTGCTTGCTGATAACCGTACGAGCAATATGGTCAGCTAGTGAAACAACATCCACTTCAAACGAGATTACATCGTACCCTGTGGCTGGTTTTTTGTTTTCCCAGCTTTTATCGAACGGGCTTCGGGGATGCTTACCGTTAGATCGTAGGTAGTCGTCCCGCTTTTTCGCACGCTCTTCGTCTGTAAGCCAACGCTTGCCAGTAAAAGGATTAATTTCTCCCTTTCTTCGGCTGTTGTCCATTTTTGCAAATTCATCCGTCATGCTTCCATCCTGTTCTTGAAATACTCTGCACCATACTTGAGGTACATACTATTCACATCTTCGCCTTCTGGCATTTCCAATTGTATCACACCTCTTAGCTCTTTCGCCACTTTTTTCGCGAAATCTCTTCCAGGTTGATCACCATCTGCAAAAACAAAGATAGTATCAAAGTCTTGCAGTAGCCGTGTGTAGTGTGGCTTCCAAGAGTTAGCTCCAGGAATACCGACAGCTGGCACACCAACTTTCCGATGTAAAGTTAAAGCATCGATCTCGCCTTCCGTTACAGCAATAAAATCCATGCCTTCCCACAAGCCACGAACATTGTACATGCCAGTCTTAGCGCCTGGCAAACCCATGTACTTTGGTTCATCTAAACCAAGTGAACGGAAGCGAATATCTACGACACCGGCAGGTGTCACATATGGGATAGCTAGCCGTCCGCGGAAAGCTTCGTGGCCAGAGACAGGCTCAACTACAACTCCCAAACGAGCGCTTCTTGCGTCCTCTAACGACAGACCGCGACTTGCCAAGTACTCGGTCGCTAGTTCGATATTCGCCTCGTACTGTCTCGATGCGCGTTCCAGTAATGCTCTCTGCGCGGGACTTAGCCTCACGAAAATCAACTCCTTCTTGCTCCATGATAATGTTGTAAGTGTCACCTTTAACGCCACAGCCGAAACAGATGAATGCGTTAAGTTCTTGCGATACTTGTGCACTTGCGTGCGAATCGCTGTGGAATGGACACTTGAGTTTAGTCCACCCTGCCCTTGAAGGCAGGATAGCACCGTAATGTTGTAGCACCGGTCCTATCGGATGTTTCTCACTCATTCTGCTCCTGAGTTAGTAACCTGCTTTTTTAATCAAGTCTAGCCACACATCTACTGGCATTGTAGCATACCATTCGCCAACATCTGCTTTGCCTCGGCGCTTATGCACCACAGCACCGGTGTCTGCTTTAGCGTTTACGATTTCCACTTTGAGCTCTTCAACCCAGCCAGCTAGATTCATTTTGGCGTGGTCTTTCACTTCAAAGCATACACCGTTTACGCCTGCGATGTCACCGCGGTCGTTGGTGTCACCAGCTAGACGGCGTTCAGAATACTTCCAGCCTCTAGCTTGGAGGTGTTTGACAACGGCACGCTCAGCTGCTGAGCCTTTGCGTTTGCTAGGGGTAGACATTTAGTCTCCTGACATTTTTACAATGAACACGAGCAGAGCGAACATGAAAGCTCCGAAAGCAAACTCAAGCATTACGGTCTCCTCGAATCACATCTGCGATGTACATGTATTCAGGATTGAACTGTAGCCACACCGGTGTAGCACCGCTACTGTCAGCCCTACCGTATCGGTTCTTGACAGCAGCCACACCCAGCATGCCGTTAGTTGTCTGACCGACAGTAAGAATCATGGCTGGGGTCTGATTGACCATGCCCTGTACAGCCGACATCGGCTGGCAAGGGTCACCGTTGTATGATTCTTTGGTGTGGTGCAGAATCACCACAGCAGCATTGTTCTCACGAGCAAACTGCTTGAGAGACTGCAACACTTCCTGCATAGCACCAAACGACTCTACACCGCCACCAGTCATGTCAGTTAAATTGTCGACAATAATA